GTGATGGCAGGCGTCGTGACCGCGTAGGGCGGCGCCGCATCCGGATCGGCGACAAGCCCCTCAAGGATGGCGCGGAACTGCAGAGCCCGAGCCTTGATGTCGCCGACGATCAGGTTCGTCCATTCGGTCCACGTCGGCGTCCCCGAGGGGTCGTCGTCCGTGGCGCGATACTGCATCGTCACTTCCCAGTTGTCTGGGTCGGCCGCTTCCAGTGACGCAAGGTCAGCCAGACTGCCCCATGCCGACATGACGTTGGTGGTCGTCTCGCCCGAGGCCACGATGCGCGCGGTGACGCGGCTGGTGTAGACCGCACCGAGGTCGATGTCCTGATCGAACGTATAGATGCCGGTCGGCTTGACGACGTTCGCCTCGGCCGAGCCCGGCTCATCGTCCAAGCGCAGGATGCCGAAGGCCTCCACGACATCGACCTTTGCACCGAGGAAGTCCGGACCTTCCTCCAGAAGCTCGACGATGTTGAGGTTGGCCAGCGACTCGATGGTCGACACGATGATGGCAGGGCTGATCGAGTAGATGCCCTGCGCAGTCATTGCCTTGATGAGATACGTGCCCGGCCTGGTCGGGACCTGCACGATCGAACCCTCGACATGCAGGACGACAGGGAGCGCCGAGCCCCACGTCACATCTTCCAGCAAGGTGCTGTGCCGGATCTCGTAGTGGCTGAGATTGACGGTGCTCACGCTGGTCCATGACAGCGTGGTCAGGTCGCCGATGACCGAGATGTGGAACCCGTCGACGTCCTCCGGAGGCTGCCGCAGAGCGAGAACCTCGGTGCCGATTAGGCTCGTCCAGCCCGAGCTCGTGCTGTCGTTGAAGAGGGCACGAACGCGGAAGCTATAGAACCCGCTCGGCAGGTTCAGGATCTCGTAGGACGTCATCGGTGCCGGGACCGTGGCAACCGCCCGCCACTCGCCCGCCGCTGTATCGTCCTTCAGCTGGATCTCGAACGCCGTCGTGCGCCCGAAGCGCATTACCGTCCACGAGATCCTGACGGCCGAGACGAAGTCTGTGCCCTCGCGATAGATCGACTCGCGGATGCGGAGATCGGTCGGGCCCAGCGTGAGCGGGTCCACCGGTTGCGTCACATTGCTGTCGAAGGGCGGAATCTCGCTGGTGTCTGCGTCGTAAATCTCGGGCGCGTCGTCGACGAGGGTGAGCTGCGCGCTGAAGTCCTGCTGCGGCCGGATGGTCAGCACCCGCAGCACCACGCTCTCGCTGCCCGACACGCCGAACATCGCGAGGTCACCTACCGCGGGGAGGGAGCCGCTGCCCGTCAGTGTCAGCGTGTCTGTCTCACCGTCGACCGTGGCCACCGTCCGAAGCAGGCTCGAGCCATCGGCAAGGCGGAAGCGCACGGAGTAGCTCACGCCGGAGTCCATGAAGATCACCTCGTCGAAGGTGATGTCATTACCGGCTATCTCCCTCACCCGAGCGGACTGCAGGCCCCACAGTGGAACGTCATGCGTGACACGCACCCGATCGCCGCGGGTGCACATCAGGTGCTCCATGTCGACGCTGAGCGTGTAGGTTTCCGGCCTGAGGCGCGCCTGCGCGATGTGGTAGCGGCCGTGCTTCCAGATCAGATCAGGATCTGTGACGCCGGGAAACTCAATGCTCTCAAATCGGGTGGCGTTACCCGAGTGGTAGCCGTCATCGTAAACGATGCGCTCGTCTTGGACATACCCCTTATCCTCATTAAGAAACCGGATTCGCCAGCCGTGCGGATAGGCTCGATAAGCACGAGTGGAGGAGAAACCCCAGCTGTTGCGGGGAGTGAAGTGCTGGACAACAGGCGCGTCCGATGCATCCCAGACCACTCCCCACTTACCGTCACGGACGATCGGCGCGGCGCGCCCCGAAGCAGCGATATCCACCAGCGTCTCGTACACCGACGAACGAAAGTCCTGCACGATATTGAAGCGGAAGTTCTCGGTGTTGCAGTAAGCCCACCACTCGGCCAGGGAATCCCAGTCGATCAGCGCGTCAGGCAGCGCCTTCACGTTGGCCGGATGCTGCAGACACTGCGCGAAGCAGTCGGCCGGGTTGCTGCTCTCGGTGTTCGTGACCCACGTCGTGCCGTTGTAGGCCTTGCCCCGAGCCTGCGCGATGCCATTGAGCGTATCGACGTTTCCGTTCAGCTGGCCAGTGGCCTTGATGCGCACCGCGGTCCACGCGACCTTCTTGGCTGTCCGGATCGGGCTGCCCGTCCGGAAGCCGCGGATCGCGGTCCACATGATCAGGTTCGCGACGTTGGCGTCCGACGAGTATTCTTCGCCGATGTTGCGGGCGCGGACCTCATACTGCCCGGCCGAGACGCTCCAACTCTGACCGCGTCGCAGGACGTCAGGAGTGCGCTCCTTGAAGCTGACGTTGCCGACGCTGGTCCAGCCGCCTGCGCCGACCGCGCGGTATTGGATCTCGACCTGCACGTCCACGGTGTTGCGCTCACCGGTCCTCTCGTCGTCGTAGATGTAGATGCCCTGAGGGGCAGCGAAGTCGACCGAGATGGCGACCACGTTGGTGGCCGTCGTTCTGGTGAACCAATCGCTCTCCGCGGCGAGTTCGATGTTGAGGTCTTCTTGGATCACCTCGGTCGGATAGAGGCTGGGCTGCGGATCGCCGTCGTAGCCGAAGTATGTCTCGATATCGACGCCTTCGAACGAGCCGATCGCCGTCTCGCCGATCTTGATGTCGGTCACGTCCATCGGGCCGTAGCCCCACACGAACAGCATCCGGAGGAACTGCTCGTCGCCTCTCAGTTCGGTGTATGGCAGCGCGCCATACTTCGGCGAGAAGCGGTGACTGCCGAAGATGACCGGGATAGGTCCAAACGGATCAGCCTCGTTACGGCCGCCACCGATCGAGTGCGTCATCTTCCGCGCACCGTCGCCCTTGTCCTGCTGGTCGGCGAGCTTGGGCTTCGCGACCGGGAACAGGGCGTTCATCATCATCATGCCGCCGACCGAGATCGCGGCACCAAGCATGCCGGACGCGATGGCAGCACCGAATGTGCCTAGGCCAGCGAACAGCGGCGCCGCCAGCATCGGCAGGGCGATGGCCGCGATGGCGATGGCGATCATGCCGATCGAGCGCATCGCGTTCTTCTCTGGCACGGCATAGAACGTCAGCGTCGTGCCGGGCTTCAGCCTGACCTTCTTCCAGTTCTCCTTCGGGATCTGCTCACCCTGGAGGTGAACGCGCAGTTGATTGGCGATCGTGCGGACGCCGTGCTTCGACTCGATCTCCTCGACGATCTCCTCGACACTCAGGCCAGCGCGCACATAGTCGTCGATGCGCGTCAGGCGCAGCGGATGCGGCGAGCCGACGACGCGGACCTCGTTGGTCTTCGGATTGAGGATCTCAAGGAGAGGTCCCTTGGGGCCTGGCGCAGGCGAAGGGGCGGGCAGAGTCTCAGGCTTGCCCTTCGGGTCCTTGGAGGGCACGGTATCGGTAGAAACCAACGACGGAGCGCCGGAGCGCACTGTCGCGGTACCTTTCGATCGTGCTTTCTTGGGCTTTCGAGACATGAAGGACCAATCCCGGTTTGACCACTACACCGATGTGCCGGACGCAGCGGCCTTCCCTCATCAATACACAATCGAGACGCCGTTCCTGCCCTGCAGGGACTTCTATCCACGGCGTTAGCTGATTGGCAATGAGGGCGTTCAACTCCTGACGGTCGTCGTCGGTGGTATAGTCCTCAGCGAAGCTGGGAAGCTCAATACCGGCCAACTCGCGGTAGACCAGCACGATGAGGCCCCAACAATCATACTCCGGCCCACGGCCCTTGGGAGCATACTGAAGGCCTACGTAGCGATCCCACTCCGTCACGCGAACAGGCCAGGGAAGGACGCGGGGTCGAACGAGTGCGCGGGGAACGGCTCCGTGATCAGTGGATCCATCGACAGGCTCAGCGTCATCACGTTGGCGTCGTAATCCACCTTCGTCAGGTCGAAGGCGGGGAACGTGATCTCGACTTCGTCAGGATCGGACACCAAGATGATCTCGATCATCACCGAGGCAGGCAGCACGATCGAGCGCATGATCGCGATGTGCTCGCGCGTGATGTTGCTCAACTCGAGCGAGGCCTGCGGTGCCGTCTCATCGTGGTCGTCTGGCAGGACCAAGCGGAACGGGATGAACAGATACTCCTCGCCGCGGCTCACCGTGCCGTAGACCAGCGGGTCAGTCGTCAGCCTCTCGGTGTTATCGCCCGAGAGCCGGATCGGATCCTCAAGATCGGGATGCGTGATGGTCAGCAGCGCGGCCGGGATTTCACTCGTTTCCTGAGAGTGCATCGCCTCTCTGAAGTTCATCGACACAGAGCGTGGCATTACGGCAGGATCTCCAGCTTCATCGTGACGGTCCAGGCGACCTCGTCATCCATGTAGCCGTTGGGCTTCCAAGTGGGCAAGCCCTCGTTGCCGAAACGCGCGAGCCAAGTGCCGCCACCACGCTGTGCCGGAAAGTCGAATGGCAGAGATCCGCCGAGCGTCGTCGTGTCAACGAAGGTGATCAGGTCCTCCAGCTGCTCGTTGGTCATCTGCATGCTGCCGGAGACGGGCCGAGGATTGGCCGATGTCCGCCGCCGGATCTTCGCCGGACCATAGTCCATCTGAGAGCGCAGCAGGTTGTTCGCTACGCCTTCGGTGTAGTCCGTCTCGTTGAACTTGGTGGGGAGAGTGGCAGGCCATACTTCGGGCATTAGCGCCTCGTCAGGGGCATGCCGCCGCCGAAGGTGCGGACAGCGCGGTGGAGCGGATTACCGGGCTGGCTCGCGCCCTCAGCAGCCGCTTGGTGGATCAGCGTCTTGATGTTGACCTCGCCGTTCTGGCCGCGAGTGACCTCGGTCGTCACCTTGGAATCGGTGTGGTTCTCGATCACCGGATTGATGGTGACGTTGGCCTGCCCCATCGCTGCCATCTGGCCGGGCGTGAACACACCCTCGCCGCGGCGCGCGATGATCGGCACCTCGTCCGGAGCGACCATGCCGCCGCGGTGGAATCGCGGGGCATCATCGAAGTAGGCAGGGTGCACGTTGCGCCAGACACTCGCCTCGCGGCCGACGATGCCGCCAGCGTGGAAGCCAGGACCCGCAGGGGTGGCATAGATATTCGCAGCGCCCATGCCAGCGCCGCCCGTCATACCGGCTCCACCGAACGCGCCCATGACGCCCTTGAACATCTGGTTGATCGCCATGTCCATGGCCATGTCGAGCAGCTTGCCGCCCATGCGATCGAGCGCGTTGTTGAGTGCATCCATCGCGTCGACGCCTTGGCGCAGGTCCTGAACGAAGCCCTTGCCGAAGTCCATGGCGAGGTCCTTGCCAATCTCCAGGGCTTGGTTGACCCGAATCTGCTGAGCGTAGAACTGCGCAGCCTGACCAGACTGGTCGTCGCCGAATATGGGCCGTAGGCGGGACGCAATTGCTGCCTCGCCCTGTGTCCGGAAGATCTGCGACCGCTCGAACAGGATGTCCCGCGACATGGTCGAGTTGCGCAGTTGCTCGTTCAATTGAGCATAGGCGAGGGCCTGCTCGTTGATCTGGCGGATCTGCTCAGGGCCGATCTCCACGAACTGCTGATCGAGTTGGTTGCGCAGCTCGCGCTGCTTGTTGGCGAAGTCCTGCTGAGCCTGCGAGGAGCCGAGGAGCGCGATCTGCTGCTGAATACCGGCATTGTTGATCTGCTCGGTGCGCGTCAGGTTCTGCGTCGCTTCGTCGAGCCTTTCGACCTGATTGAGTTCGCCAGCCATCATGCGGACGCGGTTGGCTCGAGCCTCCATCGAGGCGGCGAGCTCGGCGTTCGTGCGGCCAGGGATGAGAGACGGGTTGGCGCGCGCCGCTCCGGCACCAAGTGTGTCGGCCGCCATGCCACCGGGGTTCTGCAGGACGTTGACCGCGCCGCGGGCACCAGCGAACCAACCAAGGTGGAGGTTGCCTTCGGTGGCAGGCAGGTTGGCCTTGCGCAACGCCTCGGTGATCTCGCGCAGGAGGTTGCCGCCCATCTCCCGAGCCATGGCCGGATCGAAGCGCATGTTCTGCAGTTGCTGAGTGCTGGACGTCTCGACGAGATCGCGCCGATACTGCTGCATCAAGCGCATCCAAGTGCCTTCGGTGAACTGGCCGAGCCCGGCCGCACTGCTCCGGCTGTTGCGCGCATAGATGTTGTTGCTGCTCTCGGCCGCGAAGATACGATTCAGCACCCGCTCCTGGGTGCCCATCATCTGCTGGTTGCCGATCCTGGCGCGCTCCAGAGCTTCGACGTTCCGGCCGATGGCGTCGCCCTCAGGACTGGTCGGCGAGACACCTGCCTCCCGCTGGCGCCGCTGGATGTCCTGCTGCATGGGCGTCTGCAGGAGCGCATCCGTCTCACGGCGGATGTCGCCGATGATGCGGTCGACCGTCTCCTGAAACTTGCGAGCCCGTGCGTCATTCGCCTTGTCGGAGCGCCGCTGAAGCTCCTCGTGCATCTCGGCGAGTTCTTTCAACTCCTGACCATACTTGGTCGCGCCGAGGCCGAGGAATTCCCAGACGTTGCCCATGGCACCGCTGGACGGCCGCTGCCCGAGCTTGCGGACATACTCTTCCTGCAGGCGGATCGAGTCCTCAAGGTTGTCGGTGAACGGGCCCATCACGTCTCGGCCGAGCCACGCCCACGCATCTTTCAGCGAGACGATGACGGACTTGGTGGCCTTGTTCCAGTCGTTGGTGCTCTCCGCGGCGTCCCGCTGCGCCTTGGACAGCCCCTCGATCAGCAGACGCTGCGCGCCAGTGAGGTTGCCATTCTCCTGCAGGCTGCGGATGTTCTCGCGCAGGCTGTTGTCCCAGATCCCGACCGTCTTGTTGAGCATGTCGTAGCCAGCCGTGGGACTGGCCAAGGCAGCGCCGAGGGCCTTCGCGGCGTCAGGTGCTTCCTCCCCGGTAATACGGGCGAAGTCCTTCACGAGGCCTGTGGCGTCCTTCAGCTGCTCGACGAAGACGCCTTCCTTGGCCAATGCAGCGGCGCTGGTGCGGGCCTCGCCGCCGGACAGACCTTGGGCCGTGATGCGATTGACATCGGCTGTGGTCGCACCGGAAGCCCGCGCAACGCCAGCCATGGTGCGGTTGATCTCGTCCTGCGCCGCGGCCCAGTCATAACCGGCCTTGATGGCGGCGGCGCTCATGGCTGTCAGTCCGCCGAGAACCAAGTTCGTCGGCGTCATGAGGCCGAGCAGTCGAGAGCCGAGCAGCTTGAGGCCCTGCCCCGCGCCACCAGGCGTGTCGGCCAAGGCCTGATAGACCTGACCGCCCTGCTGCGTGAGAACCGTCAGCGGCGACTGCCCCATCGCCAAGCCCGAGATGATGTCGTTCATCTGGTAGGCGAGTTGCGTGTTCTGGCTCAGCGTCATGCCGAGCTTGCCAGAATGGTCGCGAGCCACCTTGTCGAAGCGGGCTCGAGCGCGCTCCGCCATATCCGCGGCCTCGACTTGGCTCACGATCCCTTTCTTCGATGCGCGCTCGATTGCGTCTAACTGCTTCGCGAGCAGTTCGGCGGAGTGGGCAGTCGGGTTGAACTCTGCCCTCAGCTGCGTAACCGACCGCCTCAACTCATCGGTTTCGGCCGCGGCCTTGCTGGCCTGTTGCTGCCGGAACGCTGCGACGTGCGTATCGAATGGAGATGCGGCGCGCACCAGGGCGGTCTGCTGAGCCGCGGCAGCCTGCTGTCGCTGCAGCTGTGCCTGCCTGAACGCACTGAGATGAGCGTCAGGCGGATTAGCCGCCCGATACATGTCGCGCTGCTTCCGCAGAGCCTCAGTGACCTGCTCCGAAGCTATGACCGCCTGCTTAGCCGCCAGCGCCTGTGCGTCGGCAAGCTCCTTCGCCGCCTGAGCGGCTGCGTCCGCGGCTTCCTTTTCCTTCTTGGCTCGGTCGGCGGCGGCTTCTTTCGCGGCCGTCGTCTTGGCGATCATGAGGTCGATGTTGCGCGCCTGCTCAGCAAGGCCCATGCCCTGCTCACCAGCCCTCGCCATGACGGTGAATTCGCGCGCCAGCTGCGCCATTTCGCGATGCAGGGGATCGACCCGCTTCTGCATCGCCTCGAATGCGCGCGCCGCGGACTGGGTCTTCTTGTCCGTGGAATCCATGGCGACGCCGATGGCTTCCATCGTGCCTTCATAGCGCTCAAGCGCGGCCTCCAGCTGGGGAAGGCCGCGCTCACTGGCTTCGACACGAATTCGGCGGATCGTCTCAAGGGTCGCCATTGGCTTCCTGTCGTTTTTGCAACCGGTCGAAGACGGACTTCACGCCCTCGATGTCGGTCGCTTTGACCTCAAGGCCCTTCTTCGTTTCCTCAGGCGACGTGAGCCTGCGGAACTCGCTATCCATGGCCCGCATCACAGACACGAAGCGATCGAACTCGTCGATCTCCTCGAACCCGTATCGCCGCGCATAGCAGTCGATCGCGGTGAAAGGGATGCGCCCGATCGCCATCCCGACCTGACGGTCAGAACTAAGCTCCCAGAACGCATCCCAGTAGATCTGATATTCAGGATGGAGCCGCGGGCGCCGGAGGTATTCCGAAGGGACTGGCTTCCCGCGGTCGATGAGATCGTCGAGGTAGAGTGATTTGGAGCCCCACGCCATGTACCAGCGCAGGGCTTCAATCAGTTTTTTGTGGCACTCTCCACGCTGTCGCGGCCCTCGCGGACGACGACGTTGCCCGCATAAACCACGGCGCGCCGAAGGATGGCCATGTCTGGCTTGCGCAGAAGGTCAGAAGCAAGCGCCTTGGAATAGGTCGCGTCGTCGATGCCCTTCCAGTCGAGGAGGATCGTCTCCACCAGGAGCTGCGTCTCGATCTCCTCGTTGACCTCGTCGTTCATGAGGTCGGCCGGACTGAGCTTGGCGCGTAGCTTCTGGAAGAGGCGGTTGTAATCGGAGTTGAAGGTGCCTCGAGCCTTGATCGCGACGCCGGGCAGATTTGGCAGATCCTCCACCCACGCGCCGCTTTCAATCTTCTTCGTCGACTCAGCAATTTCCTTGAGTTTCATGTCGGGTCCTCGGGATGCCGGGATTGTCGGGAAAGTGGGGCGAGGCGGCTCCCGACGAACCACCCCGCCCCTCACTCGCGAGTGATCTCTTACGACGCCGTGGCTTCAACCACAACGATCTCGGAGTTCACCGCGACGTTGAAGGTTGCCCTGACGACGTTGTCGTTGCCGCCAACGTTCAAGCGCTTCGACGTGACGAGGCCCTTGAAGTAGCGCAGTTCGTTCGTGCCACCGACGTTGAGCTTGTTCGGCAACTCAACCTTGAAGGCATAGTTGTTGTAGGTGGCCTCGGCCGCTTCTGCTGCGGCTTGGCCAGAACTGTCGGCGATGTGCGCCACCGTGACAGCGAGAGCGCCAGCGTCACGCGCTCCCTTCGCCTTGCGCTGTCGGCCGTCGCCGAGCACCGCGAAGTTGATGATCGAGGACTCGTCGCCGAACTCGCCGATCGTCTCGACGAAATCGATCTCGGTCCACGAGAGGGCGGCATACGCAGCAGCGTTGGCCGGAGTGGTCGCAACAGAGGGGCCGATGAAGACCTTCGCCCCCGTTGCCGTAAAGATATCACCCATAGGGGCTTCTCCTTAGGTTCACGGCTTGCCCAGAGCCGCAACGGTGGCTCACAACTCCGCTGGGCTGGCGGAGTATCTCGGATTACTTCCGCGCGGCAGACGGCTCCGGAGCGGCGCCAGCCTTCTTAGCGACACCGCCAGGGACAGAGATCGCGCCAGCAATGACAGCGCCCTTGAAGCGAGCACTCTCAGTGTCGACGTCGATGTCCTTCGTCTCATCGGGCTCGATGGACTCCATGACGGGGTGGCCGTCCTTCGGCTTGGCGGTCGTCTTGAAGTTCAAGGTCCCGCGGGTGTTGTTGGTGATCGCGACCATGGTCAATCCTTTCAGTCTGAGAAGTTGAACGTGTAGGGCACGACGACCGAGGTCACGTAGTAGAGCCCTTGGTCGTTTTCGTCGTCGAACAATGGGGTGCTCGGGACACCACACTGGACCCCGCCGAAACTCTGATCGCGGAAGATGTCGGAGATCTCGTCGGCGAACTCATGCGCCTCCGTGTCCCCTGATCCACGAGCGGTGTGGATGACGATCCGGAAGCCGCCCTCTTCACGGTAGTAGCGTTGGCCGACAGGCCATCGCACCGTCTCCGATACCGGGAACTGCACGATGATGAATGGCTCGCCCTCGGTCGGCGTCGTGCCTTGCGAGTTGGCATCATAGATCGCCGCGTCATTCTCATCCCAGTTCGCGGCGAGGCGAGCTCGCACGGCGTCAATCACTTCCTTGCGCGCCATGGCTACCTCGGAGTTATGATGATGGCTGGCTGGCGCCGGAGCCACTCGGCTCGTTGTCGGCCGCGCCTGCCAGGAGAAGGACGTCTTGTTCGGCTGGCCCACTCGTTGATGGGGCCGAAGAGAGGCGTCCTGTAACCAAATCTGATACGCGCCATGTTCCCGAAGCGGCGCTGTGCCATGGTAGCGACAACGGCCATGACGCCGTCTGGAGCCTGCGGCGACTGGCCGAACTCGATCTTCCGAGCATACGGCTGGATATTGACAAAGGTGATCTCCTTCGCGTCGGCCGGGATCGGATCGCCCATCTCGACCACCCGCTCGTCGACGAACATCACGAAGCTCTGTCGGAAGCGGCCAGTCAGAACCGGCGAGTGCCGGATCAGCATCTCGCCGATATCTCTGAGAACGTCTTCGATGAGTTCGAACTCGAACACGATCACGCCGTCCGGACGCACCGCCTCAAGGTTCTCGCTCTTCGTGCCGTCGACGAAGCTTTCGTGTGGGGGCACTCGGCCGAGAACAGCCCGGTTCTGCTCTTGTCCCTTCTTCAATTCCTCACGGGCAATGCGCGCGAAGTTCGCCGACCTGGCCGCGGCCTTAAGCTCATCCCTGAAGGCGACCTCGACGTTGCGTTCGAGCACGTCGATGCGTGACTTGATCGCGGGCATCACAGCCACCACAAGGTGATCATGATGCCCACCACCACAACGATGGCGCTGCTTGTTGCTACGGCGACTTCTGGTCTATCGAACATTGGTTCAACCACGGCCGGAGAAGAAATATAAGATCGCCAGCCTTGTCAGGAAGCGTGTCGCCGAACGCACGGGCGAGACAACCATAATCGTCGTCCTTCTGGCCAGTGTTGACGTACTTCTGCAGGCGATTGACGAGGTGCTCCTCGTCCTTGATCCGTTGACTCCACTTGTCCATCGGCAGGTCGCTGTTGCCTGTGCCGTGCGCTGCGCTCCAGATGGAGTAGGAGTAGGGCCAGCCCATCGCTGCAGCCAGCCAGTGATGCGTCAGGTCGTGCTCGATGCCGTATTGCAGGATGCCGCGGTCATCGTGCGGGTAGCCCATCTCGATCGCGGCGAACACGAAGTCCCGCTTGTAGAGCGGAGGCCAGAAGTCGCTGACCGCGCCATCCACCTTGAACTGCGTGATGACATGCTTCTCGTAAACCCAGACGAACGCCGGGGGGAACTCAAGCCCCTGTTGTGGTTCCTCAGCCGGTAGCGCGGATCTGGATAGCATTCAGTGTGCCTGCGACCCTGTGGGTGCTGTCGTCTATCGCAGCAATCATCATCGCCCTACCGCGCACGATGACGCGGTCAGTGCTGCCTTCCTTCAGTGGGACCGGGAAGCTCTTCGCGACGAGGTCCTCGTAGGAGAGGATGACCTTGCGGTCGCCCTGGTTGATGCCAGAGACGAGCTCGTCCGGATCATAGCCGGTGACGATGGCGCGCACCGTGGCTTGGATCGGATCGTCGTTCGGGACGATGCGGCGAACCGTGATCTCCTCGCCGCGCTGCTCCAGCTGCCGAGCGTAGGTGGCTGGCACCGGAGCCTCGACCAGCGTCATGCGCACGTCGCCATTCTTCACGATCGGCCACGCGATGTTCTGGATCTCGAACTGCAGTCCGTCGACCTCAAGGCGGTCGGATGACGTCAGGGCTCGAACGAAGCGGCTATCGCGCACGGTGACAACGCCAGCCCTCAGGATGAACGGCATGCCCGAGAGACTGCGATCGACCGGCTGCATCTCGCGGAAGCTGCCCCATTGCGGCAGGCCAAGATCGTCGAAGCCTCCACGCGCCGCCCCCACGACAGCGGGGCGCGCGGCGCGCCGAAGGAACGTGACCTTGCGGTTGAATCGGCCAGCAGGCGATGACATCAGCTATGATCCGGTGAAACCCGATAGCGACCGGCAAGGCTCTGCAGGCCGAAGGCCATGGGACTGCCTTTCTCGATCACCATGACCTCGCGGTTCTGGTAGAAGTGCGCCGCGAGAAGCTTGATCGCCAGACGCAGCGGGCTGGGCACCTCGGCGGCCGAGGCGTGGCCCGCGGTGACAGACACGCGGTAAGCGCGTTGGTGGAAGGTGCCGAAGTAGGGATAGGGCAGCGACGTTCGGACGATCTGCCTGTGATCGCCGTAGCCGACCTGCCGGTAGCGATTGCTGGCGACAGCCACGTAGGTTTCGCCATCGCTGTCGAGATATTCGAACGCATCGAGCGTCGCGAACGGGCGCAGCGGAACCTCAAGATTGTATTTCAGCGTCGACGGCAGATAGAACTCCCACTCCTCGCTGAGCAAGCAATAGCCGTTGAGCCAGCCCTCGGGACCGTGCAGATAGTCGAACGCGGCCTCGATGAACTCGGCGAGCAGCGCGTTCTCATCGTCCTCGACGACGCGCGCATGCAGTTTCAGTTCATTGATCGACACCACCGCCAGCTTCTGGGCGTGGGTCAGAGGGTCGGAGGTGCGGACCAAGTCGGTCATGGAGCTTCCTTCGCATAGAGAAGGCCTGTGCTCTGGTCGACGATGTCGCCAGACTTGGTCGAGGTCAGGCGCCACTCATGCAGGCCAGCAACCACGTCGGCCGAGGTCTGCGTGGCTGGCGGGACGGTGATGAGGACCTGCTTGTTCGGGGCGTCCGTCACAGTGATGCCCGTGCCTGACGTCCGCGTCAGAACCTGTTCGCCACGACGAACCAGCACGAAGTCCACGACAACGCCGTCCATGCTGTCGACATCGATCGTGGCGGTGATCAGCCACGTCGACCCGATCCTGTGTTCGAGAACCTGCGTCATATCGTGGAGTCCTCGCTCGAGCCGGTAATGTCAGCAGGCGATGCAGAGCCTTGTAGACTAGAGCCCAGACGCGAGCCAGTCACCGACGCTCGGCTATCCGAACCAGCGATGTCGACACCACCGCGGCTGCCGACGACCGACAGAGACGGTGAGAACGGGTTGTCATAGTCGATCCCGAGAGCCAGGCCGCTGGCGCCGCTGAACGATGCACCGATGCCCGTAAAGATCGCGATGCCATGACCGAATGCCGCTGCCGAGGCCTGAGCAATGCCCTCGCCATACGCTTGGATATAACCCGACCCGAAGCCCAAGCCGGACGCCTCCGCGAGGCCGATGCCTGTCGCGATCCCGGTGCCCCACGCGGACGCCGCGGCCGATGCTCTTGCCGAGCCCTGACCGATCCCGATCGCGATGCCCGGCATGAATGCGCCAGCGTTGGCCTCGGCCGTGCCGATCCCCATGGCCGTCGACATGCCCTGGCCCGAGGCCGAACTGTCTCCGAAGCCAATCCCGACCGCCACACCGATGCCCGTGGCCGGAGCAAAGGCGGCGGCAGTCATAGCGGCCGTGCCGATCCCTTGCCCCGTAGAACGCCCTACGCCGTCCGCCAGGGCCTGTGCCGCCGCGGTGCCTATACCCTGCACGATCGGTCGACTTGCGGCCTGTGCGGTCACGATTCCGGCCGCTGTGCCTATCCCTTGCGCTGTAGACCGGCCAACCCCGGTTCCAACCCCAGATCCCGCAGCAGAGCCGATGCCTCGAGCCGTCGACCTGCCCTGCCCTGTGCCCGTCCCTGATCCTGCTGCCGTGCCGATGCCCGTCCCAATCGGTCGGCCGACACCTGAGGCCACGCCAGATCCAGCCGCGGTCCCGATCCCTCGTGCAATGGGGCGACCGACGCCTGCGGCCGTGCCCGTGCCTGCCGCCGTCCCGACTCCCCTGAAAATCGATCCGCCAGTGGCTTGAGCTGTAGCGCCCGCCGCGGCCGTGCCGACGCCAGCCACGATAGTCGTGTCAACGTCGAAGAAGTCTGGGTCGAATAGCGTATGGTCAAATTTACCGGGCATCGGACGACCTTACGCTGCTGACGGTTCGATGATCTCGCTCCGCCGTGCTTGGGTGATTAGTTTCTGCGACACCAGAAGCGCCGTGCCTTCTACCACGAGCGGATGGTCGAGTTGAAACGACGATGCTGCGCGGAGCAGGTCGAAGAAGTCTTGCACGTCCTCGTTGGAGGATTTGCGGATGGCCGCACGTTCCTGCTTGGTGAACCTCTGCATGAACTCCAAAGGAGTGATAGGCGGCGGTGGGGGGACGAAGATGCCGGGCTGCGCAAGATCAGCCTCGTCGATCTCGACCACACCTTCCCCGTGTCGATGGATTTTGACCATTGCCATTAGATCGGCTCCACAAGATAACGAATGGCACCGATGTTCCCGGTCGTGGCGAGTAAGCGGATGTGAGTGAGAGCACTCGTGCTCTGCCGGTGGCCTTGCGCAAGGAGGGATCCGTGCTGCGATCCGCTACCGAAGCCAGCCGACCGAGACGAGATATGCGGATATTGGCCGTTGCCGCCGCTCGAAATGGTGATGTCGAATGGCATCACAAGCGTCGTCACATGCTGCGAGTAAGAGCCGAAAATATACGACATGTTACCCGTCGCACCGCCGCTCAGGCTCGATCCGGTCTGATCGAAGTAGCTGCCGTTGTAATCAGATCCGCCAGCGGCATATGAGGAGCCGCCATCGGAACTGGTGCGGACGACGAGATTCGCGCCGGTCGTGCCGCACAGCCACATGCCGCGAATACGCATCCCCCAGGAATTCGAGGGGAACGGGATGTCAACGGCAGAAACGCCAGAGGCCTCGTTGTGCTTGACGACGTTGACGCCCGGCGTTGCATGCAGCGAGCGCCAGACGGAGCCCGTGTAAAACTCGATCTGGTTCGTGTCGGTGTTGTAGCCGATCAAGCGGACAGCGCCGGTCGGCCTCCCGGCCGTTGTCCAAGAGCCGAGTTTGAGCGAGCCGTTGACGAGGTTGAGGTGCCCGGCCTGCTCGAAGTAGAGGTCGAGATCGTTCGCACCGTCGAGCACATAGCCGAAGTAAGCGATGCGATCGTTGTTCGCGCGACGCCACTCGAACCATCCCGTGCGGTTGGCCGAGCCGTCCGTCTTCATCGCGGCCGAGCCGCTGTCCGGGTCCTTAACTTTGAACTCGGTCTGAGACGTAACGAGAGAGGAGAACGACGCCGAGGCGTCGGCGTTGAGCAGCAGCGGACTGCTCTTCAGCGACAAGTCGTCATTGATCAACTGGAAGTGCAGCACACCTCCGTCGTGAATCATCCGGCTCCGCTTGAGATTGGCGCCCGCGCCGGTGTCGGCCATCCAGAACGCGCCGCTCGAGTCGCCACTGGAACTGATCGCGGCCGCGCCGGTCTTGATGAGAGAGACATCGCCGGAGAACACCGTCGTGCCGTCCGCTCCGATCGAGAGCGGCGTCAGCTTGATGGTCGTGTCGTCGTTCAGCAGCTTGATGGCGAACGTGCCAGCATCGAAGACAATGTCGCCGTATTTGAGGTTCGAACCGGCGGCCGTCTCGCCCATGCGAACGAAGGCAGCGGTTTCACCGTAAACGTGAAAGATCGCATTGCCACTGGGTTTGGTGATGCCAGTGTTGCCGGTGAATATCGCACCGATTAACTCGGCGAGCCCACTGAAATCGTGCTCGTCATCCCACGCTTCATCGCTGAGCAGTTCGGCCCCAACCAGCTCGGATGTGAGCTTCTTGTGTTTGATGCTACCGGCCATGCCGAATTAGTCCTTGCCGATGAACTCACGGCGGGCCGCAGCGATGCGCTCACGGATCTCATCCTGATCGCTGATGCCCTCGCTCATGGCCTTCAGCGCCGCCTTGCGCATCACCTCCTCGACAGGGTTGATGCGCGGCTGTGCGGGCTCCTGGCGGGCTCGTGGAGCCTTTCCAGCGGCCTTCTTCGCCGGTCGTGTCTGCTTAGCCATTGAAGATCCTCCCGAGGAGTGTGCGCTTCACCTTGAGCCGCGCCTCGCGCATCCGGCTCTTGACCAGTTCAGGGTCAGTGTCGCCATCGGCATACATCTCCTCGACCACATTGCACATGGCCTTCTGCGCCTCGTCAGCGACCGGCTGCAGATCAGGATCGCGCGCTCTCACCGCGATGCCGACACCCTCGACGATGCGAGGCCCGACGCGCTCAAGCGGCAGCCGCAAGTGATCAGGCAGCTGCGAGGGGAGCCCGCGGTCGGTCAGCCAGCAGTGGCTGTAGACCCGCTTGCGCACCGCGATCGACTCGGCCAGCGTCCGCGCCATGTGCAGCGAGGCTTCGGCCTCCGCGTCGTTCTGCGGCTGATGAAGATGGGGGGCTACCTGCGACCAGAGACGGCGCAGGCCTTGGATGTCGAGCTCGTCGAGACAGCGGTGCAGTTCGTCGGGAACTGACATGGCTTAATCCAGAACAAGCGATGTCGCAGTTCCGAGACGAGGCGTGACGCCGTTGCCGGTGACGATCGCCGGGCTGACAGCACCAGAGATGAAGATCTGAGACGCGCCGCCACCGGTTTTCCCGGTCGAGAAGTACGTGACCGATCCGGAGCCACCCGTGCCCGCGGCAAAGTCAATGTTCGCAGCTGGGTTCACCGTGTCGTTCGTCACGGTCCAGCCGCCGCTGTTGCGGTTCACGTTCGTCCGAGCGTAGCTCGTATACGTGACCTCGCTGGTCGCTTGGGTGCCCGCGTCCCCAGGGTCAGCAGTGTGCAATGCCACCGCGATCTGGGTAATGGGCGATGACGCTGCGTTGTCGGCCACATTGGCCCACGCCGTGGCGTTGAAGAGCAGCGCGAGGAGCGCCGTTTCCGTTGCATTGGAGAAGCCCATCGCGCTGATCCTTACTTTGTATCGAAGCCGCCGCGGACCCGGTTCGCTCGAAGCTGCTTGTCCTCGTACTGACGCTTGGTGGGCGTCACACGGCGAGGGTGCTCGGACGCCGGGGCGTTAGCCTCAGCGTCCGATTTCGGCTTCTCAGCCTTAGGCTTGCGGCTGCGGCTCGCCACCGGCTTCACCCCTGCCACGACGACCGTTGCCACCGCCCGAACGTGAGCGCTTGGCACTCTTCTTCGCAGACCGACGCTTGGAAGCGCGGTTGCCAGAGGCGTCGATTACCGGCTCTTCCTCGGCCGGGACGAACGGGTTCTCGTCGAGCACGTCCTGCGCCGCAAGCAGCGCGTCGCCATACTCGTCGATCGCCTCGGCGCGGGCGTCCATCTCGGGCGTCCGGAGGACAGCCTGAAGCTGGCCCTCGGTGGCCGAATCCATACCGCTGCGCTCGGCCCTCGACAGTTCCTTGAGGCGAGCGGCGGCCTCTTCCCTGCTTTCACTCTTCATAGGCATCATGTGTCTCCACGACGTTGAAGCTCCGCTCGGATGATCTCTTCGGCTTCGGGGACCGTGACTGGGTCGTCCTTGCCGATGATTTCCTTCGCGAGGCGGATGCGCTGCAAATGGTGCATATCCTGCCAATTGTCAGGGATAGGCACCGCGTTCGAGGAGGCCGCTGGAGCCTGCTCGGACTTGGGGATCCCGCTGAACTCGATCGGCTGTCCGTCCATCTTGCACGGATAGCCCATCTTGAAGCGGAACATTCTTGCGGCCTGCTCGGGCTCAAGCCCGGCGATATCGCCCTTCATGTAAGGCGCAGGTCCATCGGTGAATTTGAACAGCACAAGCCCACGCTCGTGCCTCATTGCGAGATCGCGGAACAGACCTTCGATCGCCATGATCTGGTCGCGGGACCATTTGCTGTCGGTCGGGATTGGCATTGCCATCGGGAGCCTCATGAGAGTAGCCCGCCCCACGGCGGGGCGGGCCACATATCTAGCCGCTTAGAAGCGGATCGTCGACTTCACGACCGCGAGAACTGTGCGCAATCCGAAGTCGTGCATCGACTCCGCAAGGATCGCGAACATGTTCTGCTGCCAGAGGTGGATGAGGGTGCCTTCACCGTCCACGTCGAGCGTGGCCTGGTCGGACATCTTCATCGTGATGCCCTCTTCCTCGCCGTAGAGGACGTGACCGAAGTCCACCAGCGCAAGCGTGGTTTCGTCGGTCGTGCCGCCGCCGGTCGTCGGGATCTGCGCAGTGATCACGACCGGGAAGCCCTTCCAAGACGAACCATTGCCGAGCGGGTTCATCTCGGGGAAGGCCAGCTGGCCATCGCTGTCGCCGACGCGCATCGAAGAGAGGCGCAGGGCGGTGCGATACGGCATCACCCACTTCCAGTTGCCGGTCGAATACAGGTTCGCCGCCGTCATCTTGAGGATGAAGGCATTGGCGAGCAGGTCGAGTTCGGCGAGCGTGGGAGCAGTGATGGTGCCGGTGATGTACGTCGAGGCCGTGACGGTCTGGACGCCCACCTTGTTGAGGATGCCGAGCGGCGATGCGCCAGCGCCCGTGCCGAGCCACGCATTCAGATCGAGCGTCAGTGCAAGTGCACTACGCAGATCGGTGCGGACGTAGGCTTCGATGTCGCCCACGGTCCACATGCGCGCCTCGTTCGTCAGCGGCACGATACCTGCCAACTTCTTGGCAACCATCGAGATGCTGTCGAAGGTCGGGGTGCTGACGGGCTTCAGAGCGCCTTCCGCCACGTACGAGGCAGTTGCGCCAGCGAGCCCGCGAGGCTGGTTGTAACGGCCGCCGATGAGCGGAACGCGAACCGGCCCGGCATCGATAAAGGTCGACTGCTTGCGCAGAAGCTCCATGATGCCGCCCTGAGGCGTGGAGGTCGGCACGAGCAGGCCGCCTTCCGACGACACGAGCGTGTTGACCGCCTTCGTCTTGAGCTGGTCGGCGAGCTTGCCGTAGCCGTCGTCGGCCAGGACCTTGAGCGGGTGTTCACCGCGGGTCTTGCCCACAACGATCGCCGCTGCCGCAAGAGACAGCTGCTGATCGAGGTTGAACTCTTTCAGCACAGGCTCGGTCTTCGGCGCAGTCGGATCGACTGCCGGAGCGTCTGCGGGCTTGGAGAGCTTGGCACGGATGGCCGTGGCCTTCTCCTCTCGCTCGATCTGCTCGTTGATGCGCTCGAGTTCAGCAATGGCGTCGTCGTACGCCTTGATGTCCTCGGCCGTCGCGTTGTCGGCCGCAGCCTTCTCGGCAAGGGTATCGAGCGCGGCCGACTTGTCTTGCAGTCGGGCGCGCAGCTTGGAGATGAGAGTGCTCATCTGTTGCTCCTGAGTAAGGCTTGCGCCTCTCGATATCATCCAGACGGGGGATGACGCCCGTTCGGCTACGCGCCGAGCTA